ATGCTGGTCAAGAAGAAGATGAAGACTTCTCCTTGGGTGGTTTCCCGGTACATGAAGGTGGCAGGTGAAATCTATGGTCGTGGGCCAGTCCTGACCGCACTGCCTGACATCAAGACGCTGAACAAGACCAAGGAACTGCTGCTGAAGAATGCTTCACTGGCTATCACTGGCGTGTACACGGCGGCTGATGACGGTGTTCTGAACCCTGCAAACGTGAAGATTGTGCCTGGTGCGATCATCCCGGTGGCTCGTAACGGTGGTCCCCAGGGCGATGCCATCAAGCCTCTGCCTCGTGCTGGAGACTTCAACGTCACCCAGATCGTGATCAATGACCTGGTTCAGTCTATCAAGCGCACCTTGCTGGACGAGAGCCTGCCTCCTGACAACATGAGTGCCAGATCAGCTACCGAGGTGGTCGAGCGCATGAAGGAACTGTCTCAGAACCTGGGTTCAGCCTTTGGTCGTCTGATCAACGAAACCATGATTCCGATGGTCACCAAGATTCTGGAGATCATGGACGAGCGTGGCCTGATTGACCTGCCTTTGCGGATAAATGGTCTGGACGTTAAGGTCAGCCCTGTCAGCCCCTTGGCAATGGCGCAGAACATGGATGAAGTGCAGAACATTATCCAGTTCATGCAGATTGCCCAGAGCCTTGGACCGGAGGGTCAGATGGCTGTGAAGATGGGTAGCGTGGCTGACTATATCGCTGACAAGTTGGGTGTGCCTGCAATGATCAGGACCAGCCCGGAGGAACGTGCCCAGATGATGCAACAGATGCAACAACTGGCTTTGCAGGCTCAACAGGCGCAGGCTCCAGCCGCAGGAGCACCAGCATTAGAAGGAGCCATGTAAATGGCAGGATGGGATGACTTGGAAGGCTCACAGGAGTTTGAGCCTGATCAAAAGGGTGTTGACCTGAATCTGATGTTTGCCAGGACGTTTGGCACAGATGAGGGTAAAAGAGTGTTGGCGTGGATGCGAGAGTTCTATCTTGAGCATCCATGCTGGCAACCAGGAACGGATCAATCTCTGGGTGTGTTCCGAGAGGGGCAAAACAGTGTGATCCGTGATATTGAAACTCGTATCCGAAAGGCAAAACTTAAATGAGCGAAGCAAATGACAACCCTGGCCTGCTGGAAGCAGCCGCCGCTGAAGGCGATGCAGAAGGGCAGACAACCGAGGGCCAAGAGCAGAGCATCAGTCATACCAATCCTGATCCTAATGCTGATGATGGCCCCCTAGAGCGTCCCGATTTCTGGCCTGAGAAGTTCTGGAATAAGGACAAGGCAGAACCTGATCTGGAGGGGATCAGCAAGTCTTATGTGGAACTTGAAAAGAAGTTCCGAGCAGGAGGCCACAAAGCCCCTGAAGACGGCAAATATGAGTTAGAAAGTCTTAATCTCAAAGCAGATGACCCGGTGGTCAGTGCTTATGTGGGTTGGGCACAGAAGTACGGTATCTCCCAGTCTGCCTTTGAGGAACTGGCTCGTAGTGTCAACGAGATCGGTGGGCGCAACATGGAGTCTGCCCAGGTCAATATGCAGGCAGAACTGGAGGCTTTGGGGCCAAACGCCAAGGCTGTGATTGCTGACATGGCTACCTGGGGTCGTGGCATGGTCCAGAAGGGCATCTGGAGCCAGGAGGAGTTCCAGGAGTTCACCAAGTGGGGTGATACCGCCAGAGGCATTAAAGCCCTGTCTAAGCTGCGCCAGACCTATGAGGGCAGGGTTCCCGTGGAAACGCTCAAATCCAACACTGAGGGTAGCGTATCCAAGGAAGAACTGGACGCAATGGTTGGGAATCCTGAGTACAAGAGCAATCCTGCCTATCGTGCCAAAGTTGAAAAACTATTCGAGAAGATGTACGGTTAACCCGCACTGCCATGAGGGTTTGACCCCTGCTTGACAGGGGTCTTTTTTTTGGCATAATCCAAACCGTCAAGCGTAGCGGCAAGACATACAGAACCCTTTGGCTCTGGCTTTCTATTCCGAAAGGAACACGCCGCTACGTGGAAAGTCAGGCCCAGAGGGTTTTTTCTTTCCTGACTCGGAATCCATGCGGTACGTCGGTGGTGGAGTCTTAAATAACCCTGTTACACGAGCCAGCCAAAGCAGGGAAGGTGGGCTAAGAATAGAGCCTGGTGGTTGCGGTAGGAGCCTCGCTTATGCGCCTCTAGCCGTTTAAGTCTGTTCAGTGTGAAGCGATGGCATGGCTCCGTAGGGCAAGCATCGAGGCACAGAGCGAGCTGTATTCACTTACGGTTAGGCTGTGCTTTGCTCCAACATTCACCATAGGGCAATTATGAGAATCTGTAAGTGTGGAGGTAGATTAAGCCAATCGGAGTTAACCACTGGCAGGGAACGGTGGGTTTGCCTGGATTGTGGCAGGTATGAAATATTTGCAAAAAAAGACTTGACAAGTACACAAAATGCTTATAATCGGGCCATGGACAACCGAAAGGCCCATGATGGCTGTGATCAGCCCAGGGGTGCGCTGTAAGGCACAAGTCACGGCCCGGAGCGATCTGGACAACCAGCGGCGATAAAACTCTTTATCAACCGTTTTCAGGAGAAAACAAATGGCGATTAGCATTTCTAACGCATTTGTAACCCTGTTCGATACGGAAGTTAAGCAGGCATATCAAGCTGATGCTGTGCTGCGTAACACTGTCCGTCTTCGCACTGGCGTTACTGCGTCTACCCACAAGTTCCCCAAGATCGGCTCAGGCGTTGCCCAGGTTCGCGTTCCGCAAACCGATGTGACCCCGCTGAACGTCACCTATTCGCAAGCAACCGTGACTCTCACGGACTACATTGCTGCTGAATACAGCGACATCTTCAACCAAGCCAAAGTCAACTTTGACGAGCGCCAAGAACTGGTGCAAGTGGTTGCCAAGGCTATTGGTCGTCGTAGCGATCAGATGATCATTGATGCTCTGTCTGGTTCGGGTACGTCCCTGACCGTGGCTAACAGCATTGGTGGTGCTACGACCAACATGAACATGGCGAAACTCCGTGAAGCACAGCGTTTGATGAACGCCAACAACGTGCCGATGGAAGAACGCTACATTGTTATGCACGCTTCGCAACTGTCGAACCTGCTGTCGGAAACGCAAGTGACCTCCAGCGACTTCAACAGCGTGAAGGCTCTGGTGCAGGGCGAGATCAACACGTTCATGGGCTTTACGTTCAACGTGATTGGTGACCGCACTGAAGGTGGTTTGTCTGGTGGTGGTGCTGGTGTTGACCGTACCGTCTACGCTTACCACAAGATGGCTGTCGGTATGGCTGAAGCAATGGCTGTGCGTAGCGAGATCAACTACATCCCCGAGAAGACCTCGTGGTTGGTTGCCTCGATGTTCTCCGCTGGCGCTATCGCTATCGACGCTGGTGGTATTGTTGCCATTACCTGCCGCGAATAAGGAGTAAATCATGGCTTTTTCCGCAACTGGCTTTAATGCTATTGGTGGTCAGTCCAAGTCGGGCAATGCTCCGTCTATCTGGACTTACTCCAGCACTGACGCTCAATCAGTGATTCGTGTCTCTGGCTATTTCAACAGCGTGTCTTCGGTGTTGAAAGTTGGCGACATCATCTTCTGTTACAGCGCAACTGGCGGCACGCCCGTCATGTCTACCGCTTATGTGGTCAGCAACGCTTCTGGCGTGGTTGACATCACTGACGGTGTGACTGTTACCGCTACCGATACTGACTAATCGGTAACTAAGTGAATCGGCCTGCTACTGGACTTCTGGTGGCAGGCCATTCTTACATCTGAGGTGACACATGGCTGCTGGCGATACAGATATTAGAGTTTGCTCTGATGCCTTGCTGATGATTGGTCAGAAGGCAATTTCTTCATTCAATGAAGGCACTGACGCATCCAACATCTGTGACCGCATCTACCCTGGTGTTAAGAAGTCAACTCTCCAGTCTTTCCCCTGGAGTTTCACTTTCAAAAAGGTGCAGTTGGCTCAGACGACCAACACGCCTGTCAACGAATACAAGTACGAATACCAGCTACCTTCTGACCGTCTTGGAACGATCAGGAGAGCATTCAACAGTTCTGCCGTTGGTGCAAGGACGTTCAGCCAGTGGACGATCCAGGGCGACAAACTGCTGACCAACGAGGAAACAGTGGTCATTGACTACCAGTATCTCCCGACAGAATCGGAGATGCCTTCTTATTTCATCCAGTTGCTGAAGTACATGATGTGCTGGCATCTGGCAACCCCAATGACCGACCAAGATGCCAAGGCTCAGTATTGGCAGTCCATTGCTGTGGGTTCTCCTGGCGAGAACAATCGTGGCGGCTACTTCCGCACTGCAATGGTTATCGATGGTCAAGGAACAACGACTCAAGCGTTTGAAGACTTTAGCCTGGTTGCTGTGAGGTTCTAATGACTCGGATTGTTTCGATTCAAACGAACTTCTCCAGCGGGGAGATCGACCCTTTGCTTCGTGCCAGGGTTGACCTGCAACAGTACCAGAACGGCGCAGAATCGCTTACAAACGTGGTGGTGCAACCCCAGGGTGGGGTAAAGCGCAGAGGCGGTCTACGGCACATTTTTGAGGTTCCTAGTGCGGCATCTCCCGCCAATGGAACCCGATCTGTTCCCTTCGAGTTCTCCGTTGACGATCACTATATGTTAGTGTTTGCTAACCAACGGATGTATGTGTTCAAGAATAAAGCCTTGATCACGAACATCAACGGTAGCGGGAACGATTACGCAACGACGACGAACATCACCAGTTCGATCCTGTCCACCATGTGCTGGACTCAGAGTGCTGATACTTTGATCATCACGCACAAAGACATCAACCCGATCAAGATTGTTCGTGGGGCAACGGATGCAAGCTGGACTGTCAGCAATATCTCGTTTGTTGGTATTCCAAAATATCAATTTACGGCATCGTTATCTAATCCTGCCGCAACACTGACTCCTTCTTCTGTTTCTGGCAGTGTCACATTGACTGCAAGTGCTTCTGTTTTTACGGCTGGAAGTGTTGGTCAATACATCAATGCAGACCCGCAGGGCAGAGCAAAGATTGTTTCTTATACCAGTGGCACTGTCGTTCGTGCTGTAACTGAAATTCCATTCTTTGATACCAGCGCCATTGCCAGTGGCTCTTGGGAACTTGAGGCTGGCTACGAGGACGTTTGGTCGTCAACCAAAGGCTGGCCTCGGACTGCTACGTTCCATGAGGGTCGGCTGTACTTTGGCGGCAGTAAGAACCGTCCCTCTACCGTCTGGGGTAGCAAGGTTGGGCAGTTCTTTGACTTCCTGCCTGATCAAGCCTATGACGACGATGCGGTCGAGGCAACGCTAGATACCAACAGTCTGAACGTGATCATTGACATTATCAGTGGTCGTGACTTGCAGGTGTTTACCAGCGGAGGTGAGTTCTACGTTCCGCAGCAGGGTCTGGAACCAATCACCCCGACCAACTTCTTTGTGAAGGC